GGAACTGCAGTGAAAGTGGTGGTTGTTCCGGATGCATCATCTGCCATCTCGACAACTAAGTTACCTGCTGAACCGACATATACAGCACGTGTTGTAAATGCAAGGTTAGCACTTTCATTCGATGTAATGGCAAAACCTTTTGTAGCAGGACCCTCGAATGTTGCTGGATGAAATTGAAATTTATCTGTTTGATCTGGCATGTTTCACTCCTACGCTGCAGCTTTTGCAAAAGTAACCATCGCATCGAAAGATTTCTTATCCTTCATTGCCTCGGTTTCCATCTTTTTACGATTGCCGGGATTGAGTTGTTTCATGGCATTGTTCAGCATCTTTGCAGTTGCTTCATCAACTTTTACTGATTTACCGTCTTTAAGTTTCAGCATCCCTTTTTTAAATGCCTCATCGATATACTCGACTTCTTCTTTGATTTTGGACGATCCCTGCATTACAGGAGCCTTATCTCCACCTGGTTTTGCCGCTGAGCGCATACTCGTAACAAAATCTTTATAGGTCTTCAGGATAGGTTCACCTGGTTTATCATAACCTTTATGATCAGCTCCAGCATCACCTTTTGCTCCACCAGGACGCTCACCGCTAAAAACATAATCTGGTGCTACTGGGTGCTCACGTCCGATCTTAGCAAGATCAGCATTATGAGTAAAATGCAGCTGCTTAAACTTTTCTTCATCGGATGATGCTGTATCATAATCCTTTTGACTTTCGTCGTCACCCTTGTAATCTTTTGCATCAGCCTCGATTAAGTCTTTAAACTTCTTCATCGGGTTCTTCCTCTGGCATATGTTCTGAGTCGATTTCATCTTCTACATCAATTTCGGCCTCAGGCTCATCAAAGAATGCTTGACCAGCTGAAATTTTTTGCACTTGTATCGCATCCATTGCTCGAGACATCAGTTCGGTATTTATCGTATCTTTAAATTTTGATGATTCACCGTTCTGTAGAGCAATAATTGCATCTCTAATAGTATCATTCATTTCGATCTCCTATTTCACTATTATTTATAAATTATTAAAAATTGCTTCGGTTTCTTTTTGATTATTTTGTAAAGCTGTAATAACATCAGCCGTATGTAGGGCGTTGGCTATATTGCGTATTCTTTGGTCATCACTAGAAACATCATCCCCCGGATTTACAACTCTTCTGGAATATCTTTTTGATATTTCGACTCCATCTCGTTTTATCACATGAGCTTCTCTTACTTGTATGTGATAATAATCACCAACCACTTCAATTTTATCGATAACTTTTTCTTCTGTTAATGCCATTTTTTACCCTATGAGAATATTGAATCACATACAGCTCTCACTTGAGCTGGCTGTCCGCTATAATCATCTCCCTCATTTATAAAAGATTTTGTAAATTCAGATCCAATCATAACATCATCTTTTTTGATAACATTTTTATTTACAACACAAATTATTTTATTTATAGTATCGACCTCGATGCTAGCAATTGTTGTTTCTTCTGTAAGTGACATAATAACCTCTAATCTGACCAAGTTGAAACAGGATAGAAACCGCTAAACTGGAAATATGCCGTGCCGCTATCAATCTTTGGTGAAAAATTATTTTGAGTTGTGCTAGTCGTATTAAAGTCATCAGCCAAGCGAGCATAAGTTTGACCACTCCAAGGTCTTCCAATGACATCGGCTTCAACATTACTTGCTAAAAATCCAAAATAAAAACTTATAGTTCCTTTTCTATAAATTGTTTCGTTGCTTCCTCCCCAAGAAGCAACCGTAAAGGGCAATCCAGTAAAGAACAATTCACCTTGAGGACTAGAAACTGAAGATATAAAAACTAATCCTTGCACAAATACCATATTTCCTATTTTTTGATAAATGCCGCTCGGTCTCGACGTATCTAGCGTTATACTGCCACTGGTCTGTGGTGCAAGACCAGCCGTAAAAGTACCCACTTCAAAATCGTCTATTTTATTAACATCGCCAGCACCGCCAATATGAAAACCATTTGAAAAAAGCATCGGTTGTGCGACGGTAACCGCATTATTCGAATTTAATGTAAGCGCAGTTCCAGTGCTATTATCAGTAATACCCGTAATGCTACTGCCACCACCACCTGCTGCGTCCCAGTATGCTGGATTCCCAGAACCAGCAGATTTCAAAACGAATCCGGCTGTACCAACCGAGCCATTCGCACTAATTGTACCAGTTATGGTTGGATTATTTGAGTTAAGTTTAGTGGCTATAAATGCATTTGTGTTGGCGAGAGCAGCCCGCTCAACTGCCTTAGTTTGAAAGGTTGCGGTAGCATTTGCTACCTGTAATCTATCATTTACAAGTAAGGTTGTATTGGCAACCTGCATACGATCGCTTACTAATAATCTAATTGCTGTATTGGTTGCTGTTAAATTAGTATTTACATTAACGATTCTGGAGTTTGTATTAGCAAGAGCAGCCCGTTCAACCGTTTTAGTCTGAAAAGTCGATGTAGCATTTGCGACCTGTATCCTATCATTTATTAATGCTCGAGCTGCTGTGTTTGATATAAATGTGGAAGTAACAAAACTATTACTAACACCGCTGGATCCTCCACCGCTAGCATCAGCACCAACAAACTTTTTTGATGCAGAATCATATTTAAGGAACTTACCGTTAACTTTTGCCGTTGCCCTATCGACATCATCAAGAAACTCAAGTCTTACCTCGCCGCTTCCTGATCCTGAACTCATCGCAATCCTATCCATTCTTGAATTGATTTCGGCTGAGAATGCAACGATTCTTTCTTCAACTCCTTCTTGTAGAACATCAAGTTGCGGTTGTAGATCAACTTGTGTGCCGTCAATACCCGGTAAGCCCTGTGGACCCTGTTCACCGATGGGTCCTTGTGGACCCTGTGGGCCTCGTAAACCTTGCATACCAATATCACCCGGGTCGCCTTTTTCACCCCTATCACCCGGGTCGCCTTTTTCACCCCTATCACCTTTTAATCCGGGTACACCAGGAATTCCTTGTTCGCCAATAAACCCACGTGGCCCTCGTTCTCCTTGTTCTCCCTTTTCACCCCGTGTACCTCGTCTACCAGTAAGACCCTGAGGACCCTGTTCACCAATGAGCCCTTGAGGCCCCTGCGGTCCGACGTCACCCTGTGGTCCTTGCTCACCAGGAATACCTTGACCGCCACGTGGTCCTATTACTTTACCAACTGAAAATACTTCGCCATCTTCTCTGAGCAAATATAGTTTATCATCTTCGATGTAAGCCTTTTCGAATGTATGACCGGGTACCCCTTGAGGACCTACGGGCCCTTTCGCTTCAATTACAATTCGACGCTCCGGGCCAGTGTCACCTTTTTCACCTTTAGCACCTTGAGGACCAACAGGGCCCTGTGGCCCTGGAGGACCCTCGACAATTACTGGTTCGTGTATTTCTTCTTGGATTTCTGCAATTTTTTTATCTGCATATTTTATAGCAGCAGAAAGAATTTTTGCATCTCTGATTTCATTCGACATCAATTAATCCTCTGTCAAGACATCATCTAAAACTTTTGTCATCTTTTCTACAAGTTTCTTTTCTTCTTCAGTCATCTCTTCTGGTGGTTGGAATATTTCTTCTATAATTTCATCGTGAATAACTTCTTCCATGGGCTCTTCATCCTCTGGATCTTCACCACCACCTTCTTGATTTATTTGTTTTTCAATCTCCGCAACTTCATCTTCAGTCATACGAAGAACATTTGTACGAATCCACTGTTCTGAAAAGTACTTGCCGGCATACGAATCAATGTCTCCAAGCAGACGCAATCTTTCAGTGAGAATCTCAGTGTCTTTGAGTTCCGTGAAGTGGTTATCTTCCATGAAGTCATAGTAGATATCCTGCTTCATTTCCTGCCATTCCTTACGAGTGGTAACACCCGTGAGGGCAAGATGAATCTCTAACAATTCATCAAACAGCGTTGTAAATTTACTTCTTAATCGCTTAATAAATTTATTAAATTTTAGTTCATCACGTGTAATTTCAGATGCACGACCAAGTTGGAATTGATTTTCTTGTTCCATGCGTGCTGTAGGTACATTGAGTGACTTGTAAAGCTTGCGGCGAAAATAATCCACATCTTCCATTTCACCAAGATTCTGACCACCAGGTAATGTAGTGATTTCAGTTCCTCGGCCGCCCTCTCGACGTGGTAACCAAAAATCTTCAAGCATGGTCATAAATTTACGATCATCACGAACTTCACCAGTCTGTGCATCATATGTGAGTTTGTTTTTATGCTTGACCATCATATCACGAAGATATTGCTCCGCCTTCATCTTTGGAAGGTTACCAACATCAATATAAAATATACGGCGCTCTGGGGCACGTGCGAGTCTATAAATCACAACTGCATCTTCCAGCATACGAAGCTGATTTAGTGGTTTTATAGCTTTGTGTAGATGTGAATATATCAGATTATTTCTATTATCAAGTATGCCAGAATTGACATAGCAGACTGAGTCTTTTGCAATCTTTACACCCTGTGATTGATTCTGAGTTGTAATACCTTTTGGGTTATAAAAGTAGTACTCCTTAGATCCACGATATACTGTAGCACCTGTTCTCTTGTCTTTATCTTTGATGGGTTCTTTAATCTTTCGAATTTTGCGAGGGTCAATATACCTCAAGTCTTTAATACCGGCTCTTGGATTTGTTTCATCAATTACGATGTTGTAATATAATCTACCATCAATATACCACTTTCTGAAAATATCGTAAGCGTTATTCTGAAAGTCAAGCAATTTAAAAATATGCTTGTAACCCTCACGAATTTTTTTCTTGATTGCATTTGGATATTCTAATTTATCCAAAACAATTTCACATGGGCCTGAGTTCTCGTCTACTACAATCGCTTCGTTTACGATGTCTTGAATTGCATAATCACATTCTGGTTGTATAGACATCTCACGGTATTTAGAAACAAGATCACCTTCAGTCTTTGCTTTGCCTTCCATATCGACGTAGGTTCCATATGCACCACCCGGTGCAATCTCAATAGATCCGTCCTCAATACTGGGCGATACAATAGATGGAAGAGTTTCTTGTTCATCTTCGGTTTTTTTACGAGCGATAGTAAAACCAAATAGTTCTGCCATTATATTGATCCTATGCTATAAGTATTATTTTTATTATTTATAATGGCGAAAAACATAAAAAAAGGGAGCCGAAGCTCCCTTTTGATGTAATATAAAAAATATTAGTTGATAAGACCACCGAAGGAGGTTGCAACGTCTACCGTGAAGAAGTCATAAGTCCAAGTTACGGTGTATTCTTCAATAGCATCTGCGGTATCCCAAGATAGTTCAATTGGTGCGAGTACCGTTGGGAATAATCCAACAAACTTATACTCGCGAATGATTTCGCCTTGTTTACCGTAGTGAATAACCTGCCCTTGTGACTTATAAGCTTCTGGATTTGCACCAGTAAGTCGCAAGTTACCCTGTGTGCTATTAATACTTTGCACCCATTCCTCAAGACCCGCACGAACTGCAAAATCCTCATCATTGATGATAGTAACAGTCCAGTCTTCATAAGTTCTATTACCAGCAAATTTTACAGGGCGCCCGAAGTAGTTTACAGTGATTGGTGTAAGGTTTGTGCCGGGGACCTGAGCCGCCTTTGCCATAAACCGTACCTTATCATCTGCGGCACTGTTGAAGGGGTTAGTAATATTTACTTCGAAGAGTGAGGGACGGGCACCCCCAAACTCCATTTGTCCCTGAAACTCTTGTACAGAAAAAGCCATTTTTATATTCTCCTAATTCTCTCTATTATTTATATTGCCCGATTAGAATTTACCAACTATTTCTTCAAAATCAACCCCAGTGCGGACGGCTATGAAGTTGAGTTGAATGAAGTTAATTGAACGTGCCGGCTTAATGTAGATGTCACCGATAAATTCGTTACGATCAATGACCTCACCTGTGTTGTTTGTTTCGTCACAGACCACTCGGAAATCAAAGATACCGCGACGACCCTGCACATCCCGTAGGAATGGTTCAACCAAGTTACGGAACTGAGCCCGAGTAAATGCATCGTTAAACTCGAACAGTGTAAACTTAGCAGCAGTCGAGATTGCTTTTTCTAAGACAATGAAGAGTCTACGAACGTTAATACGGTCAAAGGCACTTGGTTTTGCTAAGAGAGTTTTATCTCCAAACAACACTGTTCCTTGACCAGGGAATGTTACGATCGGATTGATCCCGGACTTATACAGTTCGTCACGATCCGCTTTGCGTGGATTGAAAGCAAGTTTAGCGACGTTTTTAATGTTACCCCTGTTAAATCCAGCAGGTGAGAACCAAGGATCTCTCGTGGTGTCCGTTCGGACCATGAGACCGGCTGTATCACCGTTAGATGGAACATAACGGAAGACGTCATTATACTTATCGTATTGATACTTCCAAGTACTATCTAACACCGCATAGGATGTTGACGGTAGTGTGTTCCGGAACTCTACGATGTCTTCTCTCTCCTTACCAGCGTATATCGAATTATTCACGACATCAGCTTCTTCTGGCGAGAGACATACAATACAATCAAGTCTTGTCTCGCAGATATTGTTGATAATGTGTGTAGCAACTGTCTGATTAGCAGCAGCTCCGAGGATAAGCGAAACGTCCACATCTTCCGCTGATTCAAATAGATCATATCCGTTAATCAGTTCTGCATTCGATGGGTTTCCGCCATTATCACCACCAGACATCGATGTAGTCTGAGGTTTTGTTGAGGAAGCTGTAAATGTTTGAGTTGCCGTAGGTGTTCCTGTAATCCCTAATTGTGGATCATGTCCAGCCCACCAAATCCATTGTGATCTATTATTGATGACTTCTTTGTAAAAAGCATTTGTTCCGTCATCGAATAACGCATCAGATGCTTTCGAGGCAGCTTCAAACCGCTCGATAACCTGACCCTTAATACCTGTGATCTCACCGTCCTCATCAACAACTGCGATATGAAGTTCGTCATTAGCACCGCCGAGTCGAGCAGCATAGCTTGAAGTTCCTGGCGCAGCATTGAAGAAGTTGAAGTATTCCCATCGACGAGTGATGTGACCTGCTGTTGTCGTAAGTGATGCGTTACTACCGAGATCCTCTTGCGTCGGAGCTTTCTTAACAGTAAGTGATGTTCCGTTCGCAGCCATTGTATCAACGACGACATTAATTGAGACAGTGGAGTTAGCATGCACGAGTGAATCGCCAACCGCAACAGTTGGAAAGACGTTAGCGCTCGTGGTTACCGTTTGATTACCAGCAGTAAATGAGAAGGTAGCACTCGTTACCACATTTGAAAACGCAGCATTGGACTGACAGATAGAAACTTTTAACGAGTTACCTAGTGCTCCCGGATACTTAGCGACCCATGCTGTGGCTGAACCACCCGTTCCCGTAGAAAAGTTATTATCATAATCATCATCATTTAAGATACGAACTCCAGTATTACCACTCGAAGTAGCATTGTTTGCTTCGTTTTTAACACGAACAACGAATAAAGCGTTGCCATAAGCAAGGAAGTTCGCTGCAGTAAAGTATGTCGCAGCCGTGTTTGAATTTGGCTTATAAAATTGCCTGGTCAATGTTTCTTCTGAATCGACTAATACTCGCAAATCTACTGGTCCCCAATCGAAGCGACCAGCAATAGCGCCAGTGCTCGTGGAGACAGCGGGAATCACGGTAGTTAAATCAATTTCCGTTACATTAACGCCTGGTGATACTTGAAAAGGCATTGTGTCATTCTCCTATCTACTAATTTAATAGCATTTTTCGTTCATTATTATTTATAAAAATAGGATTATCACCAAGAATACCACTTATTGCTAGTATCGTTGCTCCAAATTTCACCTGTTGGATTATTTATTAATAGCTCGCTTTCGTCACTTCCATCATCATAAAATCCAAATGGCATGACATCATCAGATATAAGTTTATCACGTTCTTCTAGCAATTTTTTACGAAAATCAGTGTCGGTTAATTCTTTGAAAAACTGTTGATTGGATGCCCAAGAGAAAAGAACAATACACATCATTAAGTCATCATGTGCTCCTTGTTCCGCCTCATAAGAATTTCCTCTCTGAATAAATGTGGACATTTCATTTATTAAATCAAAATCGTTCAGAATAATTTTATGCTTTTCAATCATTGTCTTAGCGGTGGCACAACCAACCCGCTTTACTGGTTTTGTAGTTCTTACACCTTTCTGACTATTTGATGAAAATCCACCGCCTATTACCTGACCACCACGGCCCTGCATTGTTGTATAGATAATGTTTTCGTATTCTAAGTCATTTGCGAGAATATCAGCAATTTGCTGTCCATTATCATTTATCTCCACGAGAGTAAATGCCTCGCCATACGATTTCACAACATTATATATCACTTCTGGATACACTATCGGTGCAATGGTATTATTTTTATATGCTGCAACTACTTTATATGGTATTTCTGTCACGTCTACAATAATAAATGCGGATGAGTCAATACCAACACCCCTACTTGTATCAGCAACACAGAAGTATGCTCTACCCGGTATTGGCTCTTCATATACATTTAGACTACCCTCATAGTATGTGGATATGGGTGTTTTAAATGTCATTGCTCGAAGAATACTAGGAGCAATGAGTGTATTCGATGAACCTATAAACTCCGCTTCGAATTCTTGTCTAAACTGGTCCTCACTGGTATTTGCAATAGTTTTATCACGCCATTTTTCATCTCTACCAGGCACGTCCCACCAGTTAACGGAATAGTTTACGTACTCATTTCGATTCTCTACTGAGTTTGTCCAGATTTTGTAGAAAAGATCGAAGCCATTCGGTGTTGATGTAATTACTACTTTTGTATTTGTACCTGAAATAATTGTAGGATAAACTGATGTAAAGAAATCATCTTGGATATTACGAGGGACGAAAGCAAATTCGTCTAGATACAAGAAGTTAATAGAGTAACCACGAATAGCACTCGATGCTGTAGATGATGCAATAATTTTGCTACCGTTTTCGAGTTCAATACTCGTTTTGTTCCATGTCATCACACCCTGCTGCAACCACTTAGGTAAATTTTCATATGCACGCTGAACACGAGATAAAATTTCTCTAGCGGTTGTAAGTTTATTTGCTAGAATGGCTACAGTATAGTCATCATTAAACAGAATGTGCCAAAGAATAACAGCAGCAGATGTTGTGGTTTTTCCAGCCTGCCTACAAGTTTTGATAACTGAAAATCTATTTTTCGCAATGAGTTCTGCCATTGATTCTTGGAACCCGTACATATCAAAGTTTATAAGACCCTCGTCGAGGCTTATAATTTTTACATAGTTTTTAATAAAGTAATTAATATCTTGTGAGCACTTTATTACTTCTTGTACTTGCTCTGCTGTCCACTCTATTTGAACATATGCACGTTTTAATAATGGATTTGCTAGATAATTTTCAGACATTCTTATTGACTTTTCTGACAAGCATATTATAATAGGCTTTGAGCCTATTTATTCAATATCTGTTTGTTTCTTGATAAGTTTCTGTAATTCCGATGTACTACCAACAAACAGTGCATTCGTAACACTCTGCGGCTGAGATGATTCATCTTTTAATAGTTTGACTTTCCTTTGAAGTTCTAGTAAATCTTTATTCGCATCGACAATCGTTTTCATTAAGGTCGATAGAACTTCATATGCTCTAGGTGACTCTGATGTAGATGCAATAGAAGAAAGATCCTCGATGGATGCTTGAGCAGAGTCAATAATACTTCTCAAATTTTCTCTTGCATACTTGTAATCTGCATCAATTTCATCACTCTTTTCGGAATATTTTTCTAAAACTGTGGGTACTTGGCCGTCTTGCATCACTTCAATAATTGGCTTCGTATTTTCAGATATATCGAATATGTCTTCCATATTCTTTTCCATATTCGTTTTCATACTATGTCTCTGTGATGTCAAATGGATCTATCGTAATATCAGTAGTAAATCCGAAGTCCGTATTCGCACTAATTTGACTCAATGCTACAGATTGAGCACTATTGCCAGATGGAACAAAGAGTGGTGATCCATTTGCAAACTGTGAAGGAGTGATAGTCATTCGCTCGATTGTTGGCTCTGCGTCTGTAGTCGTGTCAACAAAATTAGTAATTGCACGCTTGATCAAGCCACTATTCGCTACTGGACCGTAGATATAACCCTTCAGGCTGAATGTAAGATTATAAATCAATGATCTTCTAGTATCAAAGTCGCCCTCGTAAGTATCTTCGATTGATACATCCTGCAGTACAATCGGTGTATCTACAACAATCTGCATTTCAGGAATTAAATTTACTTGTGTTGTAAACTCAGGCCTAAAATAAGGAAGAATTTGCTCAATTATTTGAGCTCCGTCGTCCGCATTCCGCACAAAAACGGAAAGTAAAATAGTAAAGTCGTATGGAACTGGTATGAACTGCGTATCTACTCTGTTAAAATCAGTATTTCGTAGCCTTACATTTTTAATCGTAGAAGATAGTTTTCTCTGCGGTGAGTATGTCATGCCTTGAATCTCGAATCCCATTCGAGGTAGTGTGATGGCCACATCTTGATCTAAATTTGGATCTTGAACTAGCCTCACCAGCCACTTTTCTTTTGGGCCATATGCAAGAGGAACTAACAGACTCTGAATACGATTGCCGTTTGAATCAAGTCTTTGGACAATTATGTCATTAAACAAGTTACCAAATGCAATAACGTATTTTCGTATTGTTCCGTGGTAGTATTGCTGTCCAAACATTAAAATCTATCCACTTCTGAGAATGGGTTACTCTCACTGAAATCAATCACCGCACTCGAACTGAATATAGGATCATTGCTTTGGAAATACTCGTTGTTTGCAGTCGGCTGATTGTCTTCCACACGATATTCCTGCATAATTGATCCGCCATCTTCTGATTGCAGTATACCTGCTCCGTATCCACCACCATCTTCCAGACTGATTTCAAATGTCAAGATATCAGTACTGAGATTATCCTCAATAGCATCAATCTCACTGATACCCGTATCAATTCTTTCATTACTGTATGTAAACAATTCACAACGCAGATCATAAGTTTGTAGTCGTCCTGTTTGATAAAATACAGCCTCATGCTCTACAAATTTGATCTCAAATAACTTGTCGACCATGGGGAACCAAATGAGATCACCTTCAGTTGGTCTGTTATTTGTAATGGCATACCCTTCTGATGTGGCTGTTTCAAGTGTAATGCCTGATAGATATGCAGTGTTCGCGGATGTCGAAAGGTATTGACGAGAAGGAGCCGCAGTGTTTGCGCTCTCCTGAAGGTAACTATAACCTACCTCGGTCGTGAGTCTCTCCGATCTAGCCTGATCAAATCTTTTTCTTGCAACCGTAAATGTTACCGAGTCTCTAATTTCAAGATTAAATCGAGATAAAAAATCACCCTCACCCTCGAAGCCTTCAACATTTTTTATGTACATCTCGATGTCGACTGCATCATCATAAGTGGCCAATGTATCCTCACCAAAAAGAGGATCTCTTCTCACAGCAGCTTTTGGAATGTACTTCACATTATGCCCGTAGACCTTGATTGCTTCAATACTAAGATCTTCTACTAAGTCTTGCTCTCGAGCATATCCAAAATTATTAAAATACACATTTGTGGGCATAACTATCCAACCATATCTTGCACAGGTAAGCTATATGCTGATAATACTTCCTCTTCAAGTTTTTGAATCTCAGCTTCCGCATCATCATATATTTTAGCACCGTTAAAAGTTAATCCACCCGGTAGTTGCATACCCTCGAACTTCGTAATATTTGATCCCCACTGACGTTTTATAAGTGCAGTTGCGTATCTTGCTAACCATCGATCACCCCATATGTCAGTATAGACATCTCCATCGACTATACGATATGCATCTACAATGATATATTCGTCGAGAGCAACATCATTATCCCAGTCCATATCAATGTGCAATCTATTTACGTGTCTGTTAAATCTCAAAGGTTTTTTGCCGACAAATAACTCTTCGAGGTAAGCAACGTGTGTCATAGCAGTAACATATGGTACATATGAAGATGCTGATAGATCAAATAAATCGTTTAAATGTATTTGATACCGTATATTGAATAAATTCGACGACTGAACTGCTTGTCCAACATCTAATATACGATTGACACCAATAACTGAGTCAGAAAGAGTTATATATCCGTTTGATTTATCGGAAGCTGTCACGACATGTTTTATGAGAACACGCTCGGTGCCATCGAAATGATAATCTTGATAGTATTTTAGAGCTTCATCAATACGGTCTTCTACTTGCTCAGCATCGACATTTACATCGATTACTGGCTCTCCTAAACGACGAAGACAATAATCTTTAAATTCAGCCCTTGAACTTGGAACTGCCATTTTGAACTCCAGTCTTTTTACTATTTATAATCACTGGAGTTTTTATTACCTTCTAGTAACCTAGGTTACTAGGTCCCCGCCCATAAATTGGTGGTAGTGTTCCGTTTCCTGCTATATCTGCCATTGCGAGATATATAAAAGTTGAGTTACTTGCATTTGTATCAGCGTTATCACCGTTTAATTTCATACCATCTGCCAGAAAATCCTTTTCATGAAATGCTCCAATACCTTCCTGTGCAAATGTGTTAGCTAAAAAATGATTCGAATTGGTTGCATTAAAACCCGGTCTGCGAAAATCAAAGATATACCAACCTGAAGTAGTTGTTATATCTTTCTGCATATACCATGCTGGTGTAAAACCCATTGATAAGTAAGGTCCATCGTGACTACCGTTACCTACAAACTTTCCAACCTTACACACACCGGGAACTGACCGGAAAGCGATAAATAAATGTTCTACACCGCTTGTATTTATGCCGTTAAGAGAACTTTCGTTCAGACCCATTGTTGTTGCTCCCGGCGTCCATGCACCAGAAGCTGAATCTTCAGCAGCAGTTGTCTGCAATCTTAGAAACTTATTATTTGGATCCGTTGTATCTTTGCTGTAAATGAACCAACCAGTTCCACTACTTCCTACACGTTTAACAAGAAAGAACTCCGGTTCTCCAGATAGTCCATGCGCTATTGTACTCGATCCTCCAGCGCCAGTAAATGTACCAACAGAGAAATGTCCCGTATCAGCAGCAGCTACTGTGCTCGCTATCGAACCACCGCTTGGTGTAGTCGTTCCTGAACTGGATCCAACAAGCCACTGCCACATAACGTAACTTTCAGCAGCAGCATTTACCTGCGTATCATTTCCAACTTGTACACCTCTCTGTAAAAACCTCTGAACAGTATTAGGTTCTGTTACTTCAGCGACTGTAGAATTTGAAAATAAATCTAATGATTCACCTACACCCCTAACACGATCATAAAGCATATGGTTGTAAGTATCATTAGAATCTCTGCCTCTGATCCATGCCCAAGCTGTGATCTTAGATGCAGTGGCGTCTAGGTTGTCTTGATTGAGTTCTAAAAATCCAGTTGGCGCAGTGCCTTCCCAGTTGTCAGAGTTAGTTCGTAATGTTCCAGCTTGAGAACCATACATTTGTAAAAATGGTGCGACTCTTCCTATAACATCACTGAAAGCTGCCTTTGAATAATCAGTTCCAGCAGCAATTCCACTTGCTGACGCACTGTTCATCCATGTTCCATTTTTACTGAAGTAAATAGCATTACGATCCATATCCAAAGCAACACCAATAAAATCACCAGCAGTAGTAGAGACTCCATAATCACTTGTTAAAGCCAATGATTGTCTTCCTGCCACCCTTCCACCGTTTTCACTTAAGAGATAAGCATGGTTTGTCGACTGAAGAGTTGTAGCTGGTGGAAATGAATCAAGAACAACGCCTACTCTAAAACTATCTCCAATTCCAGTTGCAGTATCTCTTTCAATCTCCCAATAATATTTACCAGAAGAAATAAATGTAGTGCCTATTACAGAATCCCAATCATTGTTGCCGTCACTTGTTACTTTTAGATTGCCTTCAGATAAAGTGTTTCCATCTTTTCTACCAGGATCCCAAGTACAAAAGTTTTCAGAGGGCGTATCTGTAACCTTATCTGTAGTTGCCCAACTGCCTTCCTCTGCGAAGTGATTACTTCCTGCTGAATCTGTACCTACACCGTTTTCAGTTCCTGTTGCAACTTTATATTCAAGATAAAAACCGTTTGTGCCAAAAGTTAAACCACTTACGCTCTTTGGTACCCAACGATTTGTTGATGTATCTACTTGACCAAACGATGAAGCATCAAGTCTAGCACCATCGATAAAAACAGTTTCCGCAAGATAACCATCAAAGTATGCTGCCGAAAGACCACCGTCCCGACCACCAATATTATGCTGGATCGCTGAGTTAAGATGCAGTTGATCGCCTGAATCTGCGGAGCCATCACCACTGGTTAATGAATCAGTTGTAACAGTTAAAGTTTGCTGAACACCATTCACAAAAAGTCTATACCGCTCTGCTGTTGATGCTTGGTCCGTATCTATTGATACTACAATATTTACCCACTGACTCGTATCAGCGAGATCAATAGTGCTCCCAAGATTTAAAATAGTACTATTAGATACTTTTGAAAAGATAGTTATATTGTCAGCACTTGCAAACTCTATTTCAAATCTATCACTCAAAGAAGTACCAGACGAAAAAATAATTTGCCCAGAACCAGCGGGATTTGTCCATTTAGCCCATGTACTAAAGGTCATTGTTCTGCGGTCGCCTGATCCACCAAACGTCTTAGACAAAATTCTAGTATCGTCATCATTAAACAGTGCAGAGTTTGTTACAGTATATGCATCAGTAAACGGAACGAAGTCACCTACTCTTTGACCATTGCCATTACCTTCGTAGAGAGTGGCATCGAAATAATCTATTCCTTGATAAGTAGGTGCAGGGATATTTGGACTACTTAGTGTCAACGCACCTTCTGCTGGACTGTAACCCTTTTGACCAAAATCTGTCGTCGCCTTTTTTGTGCCTGCGTTGGTGTAGTCGGCAGAAAAGAATACATCTCCAGTATGCGTGAAGCTGAATAACTCGTTTGAGCCAGCAGATGGATCACCTTGCGAACCAGAGGCACCGTTTAGTAAAGTACCATTTTTGCCATACCAGACTTTATACGTTGTACCGCTTCGACTGACATACACCTCCATAGTATCGCCGTCGGACCAAGCACTGTACTGCGAAGATCCAGTGCCATTTGTATTTTTATCACCACCTCCCGCATTTACAGCGTACTGACCGGGATGATTTGTATTGCCATTTCCCCTATCCAGCGCAGTGTCTAGTGCCACACCAAACATTTGATTTGATGTCGAGTCATCAACAGTTACTCGATATGAAAACAAACCTTCAGGAATTGCAAAAGTTGACCGACAGAAAGCGCCATTACCATCCTCTGTGACTGTGCCGCCATCACTTATTGTCATGTCGGTGGTGTGACCGTCATTTGCAGAATCAAGTGCATTCCATGTTGCATAAACTTTACTTGGTGTATGTGCTGACTGATTAGCAGATGTAATTGATGAACTGACTGCTGTAAAATGATTAGTCTTAGTACTCGCATCATTCACAATATTACTTGCATCCGAATAATCAAGACAGAAAGAGTTATTACCAGCAGCACTCGCAAGAGCAATAATATCAGCGTCTGCTTTAGGAATAATCTGCGAACCGTTAGTGCCGAATGTAAATGTATCTAGAAAATCTGTAATAGCTAAATCGCCATTAGCAATAGATTTATTATCTAAGAATATTGTTTGAGCTAGATAGCCTTTCGTATGATAGTTTGGCGTAGTAGATATATCTTGTCCTATATGAGCTGTTTGTCCAGAAACATTTACTTGAAGATCATTGTTCTGCGCTGGTCTAGTTCCAGAATTAATTCCCGTTCTTACACCGTTTATATAAAGACTAATTCTATTATCTGAAAGTGAATTTGCAGAATCATAGTCAACGAGTACATGTATCCAAGCTGTTAAATCTCTGTATGATTCAGTTGTATTTATTGCTCCCTCATTACCCGCATTGTCTCTGTGAAATACATTAAATGTACTAGCAGTGCTATTATGTCTTAAATAAAATCCATGTGAACCACTACCAGTACCAAAAAGAACACTCCTAGTTCCTGTAGCATCAGCAAGTCTTAATGGTTGAAACCAAGTTGCCCAAATCCAACGATCTTGGTTCGATTGACTACCCCATGTACGAGTCATTGCGTCTCCGCTCGTACCAGCACCTTCCAGCCAGATAGAGTTACCAATTAAAGTCGTATCAAATACAGCACCGCCTCCAGCCGCAGCAGTTCCTGCAACAACACCTTGGTGTAAGTTAAATACTGACATAAAGAAACTCCTTATGCAGTGCCAAGAAGATCAATCGTAGCTACCGCATGTATGGTATTTGCTGATTGTACTACATAATCTATCCTGTCAACTTTACCAGCAGAAGTCGACATCGTAGGAGCAGTTCCTGTCGCAAACCGCCAGTGAGAACCGAATGATGTTGTAAAGCTACCGTTCGCAGTTACGAATAAAGCACCAGCCTGACCTGCAGTGGTATTACTAGGATTTGCTATAGTAATGTTTCCATTCGCTGTCAAACTAAAGTAGTTCGACGTGTTCATATTCAGAGTGACCGTTGATGTTTGTACACCGAGTGCACTAATCGCACCACGTTGCGCAACCGTGAAAGATTGGTTGCGATCGGTGTGAGCCGTGTTCGCATCCAACTTATTGAATACCACCGCATTATCTTTGATAGCAGCACTTACAACGGACGAAGTGCCGAATGCCGTATTTCCTAATGTTGTGAGTGCCATTTATCTTTCCTTACTTGAGTGCGTCTGGTACTTCTGGCCAATCCTGCAGTGTAGCTATCACGTTGATATCACCGTTAGCGTGATACGTGGTCGTATCGAGAGCGATAACCGCTGCCATATCTGATGCATTGTCGATTGCTGTTTC